AAATTATTATCATATACTAAATCCCCATTAATTACATAATCAAGATCTGTTCTACTACCTGCAGTTACTGGTGCATGTGCAACGTTACCTACATTAACACCACCAATTGTAAATCCATCACCTACCCAGACTCGCTTTGCATCAGTTGTATAACCAAGCTCACCTTGTTCAAGAGTAATAGCCTGCCGCTGAGTATCAGTACCTCTTCTTAATTTTAATTTTACTATTTCAATATCTGGCATTGTTTTAAATTGTTAAGCTGTTCTCTTCCATACATACAAACCAAACGATGGTGGTGTATTATTATGCGCCGTACCACTACCTGTATTTGATGTAGGAAAGACGTCAGGAGTCTCTGTTGTACTTTGAATTGCATAATTTTGCGAACCCCCAGAAGCATCTTTTCTAGCAGCAAAATTTGCTGTGTTATTGGTACTTGATGATATATCTTTGAAAGTTTTGTGATTATGACTTGGTAATTCAGCTTCAGTAAGAGTGTGTTTATATTTTCCTGTAGAATCGTTACCAGCTGGTACTGCTTGTGTATTAGTACCATCGTTACCAGTACCGACCCCAGCAATAAACCTACCTGCTGCTTCTTGTATCCAAGTTGTTCCAGAGAATCTAACTCCTGGATTTGTATTATCAGNAGAAAATATTACAGCTCCAACAGGATAAAGAGTATTAATAAAACTAGCACCTANACTACCATCAATATCGATTCCTTTTCCTGCTTGGCCAATCTTTAACGCACTCTTATTACCAAAGCCATCATATACATCTTGCAGTCCCGTGGCTGGGATAGCTTCACCTTTAGCGTGAAGCACACCGACATATGTCTCTGAGATATTGGTGTTAGTTAGTGATTCACTTGCCATATATATATTTATGGGAGTGGCAGTATTAAGCAATTAAATTTCTATAATACCTCCTACAGTATACGAGCGTTGTACAGAAGAATCAACATCTGGCTGTACAAAATTAACTAATTTAGACTGTAGCTCGTAAATTAACTTAAAGCATCTATTTAAAACACCATTTAAATTTTCTTCATTACCATGAATATAAAAATTTTCAATTTCCTGTGTTATAAATTTATCAAACTCCACGTTATAGTTGTAATCCTCAAGCTCTAAAATGTCATTATTGTAGGATCCGGAAAATCTTCCAATAATATTATTTTTAAGAGTTAAGATATCATCGATTAGTTTATGAATTTCAAGATTAATTGTTGACTGTTGAATAAAACTATCAGGGTTTAATGAGAATCCTTCACTACCGTAGTTGGTATAGTTTACATCTTTTAATACTCTTTGATATGATGTGATTATTGGCTCGTCGAAAAAGTATAGACGGCCATCTGTCAACATATACGTCTTATCATAACTACTTGTAGATTGGAAAATAGAGTAACTATTAATTGTAGAGTCTAGCAACCCAGTAACCTGCTCAGCTGCTGCTGCTTCTCCAAACTGTGTACCTAAATTCCAAATAAACTGGGCTTGTGAAAAATTAATATCATTAAAGTTCCAACGATTGTTAATAGTTATAGGCTCACTCGCAACTTCAATTGTATCATTAGAAACGTTTAAAAGATACAAACGCTCGGCTTGATACTTGCCGATTACTTTATTAGGTCTGGTTTTGAACTTTTTATATACGGTTTTATTAGTAGCAAAATACCAATAGTTACTATCAGTACCAGAAAACGAAATATCTACTATATATTCGTCAAGGGCTAGCTTATCTTCTAAAATAATTTCTTCTTTAAATCTAAAATTATCACCACTATAACGATATAGATATGGTATTCTATTATTAATATTGTTAGTAGTTACATCCTTATGAGTTAATATATATAACGATCCGAAATCTGGATCGAAGCCCATTGCGCCAAATGTCTCTATATTAAAGTTAATAGATGTAATACGAGTAATATAGTTAAACTTCTCATCAAAAAGCTTAACTACCTTGTTACCGGAATCAAATACAGCTACTGTATTAGGTCTTACTGCTAGTTTGGTTGGTCTTACAAATTTAGTCTGTCGTCTTGAATCTCCAAAGCCACCTACAAGTTCAATATAATTACGTTTGTTTCTAAGAGAACTATCGTTGTTAACATAACCAGCTATATCATAACGAAGTACGGTATTATTTCCTGTATCAGAAAGATATAAATATTTATCTGTTGATGCAATTCCGCCTAGCTCTTTAAACGTTAAATTATTTTCTTCTGTTGTCTCGTAGCCAGTAGTATCTTCTATGATAGTCAAATCAGTATTCGAACCAGTAAGGCATATAAGATCTGATGATGTACATACAAATAGCGAAAATCTGTCATCATGATCTAAATTAGGTTGAGCAGTAGCACCTACAATATATCCAAATGCACTTAAATGGTGACTATTTTCAAATTTAATATTGTCAACAAATTGTGGGGTGGTTGCATCTGATGTTTTAATTTCAAACGCTGTTAAAGTATTAGAAGAGAGAGATGCATATCTTAAGGAATCTGTATATGGTAGTTTATTAGAACTAATGAATAAATTAGAATAAACAAAAGTATTGTTTTCTCTTAAATTTTGCAGTTTATATCTAAAAAGTTCATAAGTAAAATTATCATTAAGAGCAAATAGACAATCATCAAGCTGATTAGGTAGTGTAATGTTAATGTCACTAATAACCCGATCTTTAAAATCTATAGAGAAAAATAAATCCGTTGCATAGGTATTTTTAGAGGTGAGACTCTTACCAGTTGATATTTCTCTTGCACTTCCAAGGCTTCCAGTTTCTACAAAACCGTAAAAATCTGACCCGGTTAGAGTAAACATTTCTCCGGAAGTATAAACTTTTTTATATGTTAAATAATCACTCATTCTAATAGTCTCTAAATACAATATCGTTAATTGTCACACCAGTAGGTACAAAATTTTCAGCTTCGGCTAAAATAGACGTTTTTATTTGCTCTCGTATAGTTTGGTTAGTAATATTGAGATTCTTCACAACAATATCAATAGTATTTGAAGAATTATTTCTATTAAACTTAAAGAACTGCTGTATCTCAGTTTTAGAAGTTCTTTGACCAGCAGGTATAGATAACACTAAATCATCGATACGCTTTTCTAATAGATATAAAGCATATACCAATTCAGTACTAATAGCTTCATTATAAACATACGGATTTCTTATAGTAAGATCTTTAGTATAATAGTAACCTGGTTGTTTAAGGTAAGTTGAAAGATCCATATTACTTTGGAAGCCAGTAGATCCAATAAAAAATTCATCGCTAAATATATCCTGTATCATATACTTACCCGGAGCAAAATTTTGATTATCGTATAATTCTGCATTAATATATAACGTTGAATTACCTTGTACTGTATCTAATCTATATGTAAAATTATAGAACCCTGGCTCAAAGTTGTTAGGATCAAAAGAAATAGTTTTAGTAAGGATATCTTCATTATCTAAATAGTTTCTCAACGTTAATTTAAAGTCTATTGAAGAAGAATCGTACAAGTGATTAAGTACGTTATAATTTGTTAGCTTAGAGTTAGGTGTATTGTGACCGAATGAGGCTCCAGATAGTGCAATAGCTGTGTTATTTAAATTCTTGTACATATACAAGCTATCTCCAATATCTTTTGCTAGTAAAATAGGATACTGATAATTTACACCATTTATATATTCATTTACCCAATCTATCGATATAAACTCACCCCCTGAAAGTCCTACCGACAGCTCTGTATCGGGCTCTGTATCTGAGCCCGGGCTATCAAGACTACCGATTGATCCAGATAACTCAAAAATACCACTTGTATTGAATACAAAATATTCAGTAGGCTTTAAAATATAAACTTTATTTTGAGCAACTAAAAAGTCTTTAATATTAGACTTAAGAAAAGCTTCTGGAGCACCATCTAAATTATGTTTTACAATAAAGTCACTAACTTGATAGAATACGGTGGAATCGTTTTCCCAGTTATTGTTAGCACCAGGCAATTTGTAGGTATCATCGTTATACTCTAAAACATTATCATATAAGCAAAACTGTTTTTCATACACATCAAATTCAGCAGATGATAAAGTTGATACAGAGAATGTATTTGTATTGATTCTACGAACTACTTGATCACTAGAGATAAAGTCAATATGATCATGCATTTGGTAGTAGCCGATATATGATAAAATATCACTACCACAATCTAACTTAATTTTATTACCTTGTGTGTTAACTTTATAAAATAAGTTTCCAGAAGTGGTGACAATATAATCATCTAAAGCACTTCTTTTAAATACCTGTTTGATTTTAGTTTTAAACTCAACTTTATTTCTTAATTCGAAATTAGTGTTGTAGATATATAGCGTCTGATCACTTACTACGTGAATAAATGGTGTAACAGTCTGATCTTGGAAAATACCAAATCCTCTATTAGTATTGTTACCTAATAATTGAAATCCATACTTATTAGCAGGATCTAAATACATATCAAAATTTAAGGTAAAGTTTTTAGTCTCATCAATCTTCTCTGAGACATTAAACACGCTATATCTATCACCATTAAAGGTAAGTTCTCTAGCATTAACATCTACACAGAAGTTCTCCGTTTCCCCTCGAACTACCTTAGAAGTAGTAAAGCTATCAAAAGAAGAAATTAACGGAGATGAGCTCTCAACAATCTTTGTTATATCAGCATTACCAATACGGTGATACTTAATTGCAATATTAGGTTCAATGGCCGCATCACTTAATTTATCAAAGAATTTTTCCCGATTGAGTACAGCATCAGAAACCTTTAAAGTTAACGTATCAACACTATCGTAAAAGGATGGTGCATAAGTAGATGTAGCAGACAACGCCCCACCTTTAGATATTTTATTCGGATAATAGTACCTATCAACCCATACACCAGATCCACCTAAAGCACCACCAGATAACCAAGTGCAGAGATATCTACCATTATCATATTGTGTTGTGTTTTGTCTCTTTATAAAAATTTTATCCGCTAAAACAGGAGTAGGCCCAGCAAAAGCACCATTATTAACGAAAGTGGTATCGTTAATGTTGAGCTTATCATATGGGTAAATTGAAGAGGGAGCAATGAAATAAGTATCACTGCCATTTTCCACATACACATCTTTATCATAAAAATTGTAATTTAAATTAATTTTATCTAGGCCTTTCTCCTGATCATTACCTGAATTTAAATTATAATACTCACGTGGATCACGCCCTAATCCAATCGAACTATCAACCATGTTTGAGCCACGTTTAATATAGTTAAATTCTGATCTATTTGTGTCTAGTGAAAAATAGTTTATTGGTAATGACTCTGCAGAAACTGTATTGTAAGCAGTAGTAAATACATATTGACCTTCCTCATTAAAATTACTGGCCTCAGAATTGAGAGTTAAGTTAGATGATTTGTTAACATTATAGGATATAAAACTTTTATTAATTGCATCTACATTTTGATCTAATGAATAGTCAATATGCATTAGATTATTGTGACTGCGATTTAAACTTCCTGATACCAACGGAGTAAGAATAAGCTCACTTCCACTTAACGTAACAATATTAAGAACACTATCTTCAAATTTAAATAGTTGTAGATATCCATCATCATCTAAAATGTATCTAAACACATCACTCTGTTCTCGTATAATATCCTTATAATTATCTGTATTTTGATAAAAAACAAACCCATATGGGAGATTGGTCTCCGGATCAATCCCGTTATTATAGTTGAGATAAAAATCAAACACCCCATTATTATGTTTAATTCGACATAAGTTGTTATTTAACGCTTCTATTTCAAAAAAGTAATTGTTGGCTAATAGACCAGTTTTATCAAGAGGTTGTATACCTAAAGCCTTTTGTGAAGTAGTTTGATCTGCAAGACTTTTAAAAATGTATAAATATTGATGTTGCTCGTTATTAAGGCGCTCGAAACCAATCCTTGTTACCAATGAGGTAGTCACATCGCTATTAGTAGATGATAGTGATATAAAGTTTTCTAACTTATTTTTACCCGTAAGATAGTAAGATGAGTAGTTATTTATCTTACTATCCCGAGCACCAGAAAGAGCATCAATAAGATTGATATTTAACCCCTGTTCTAAGGAGGATTTAGTTTGCTCAATAGTGATATATCTATCATTATATTCTGCAGAAGGGAATGCTATTGAACTAACTGAGTATGTATTGGTATTCGCCATTTACATACATATTTAATGGTACAAACACGAAACACAATTAATTATTCAAGAAAGTGATATATGTAGAGTTGTTAAACTTCGATTGTAAGTTGGCAATGGTGTTGCTAGCAGAGGCACCTACCATTTGGGTTGACGTAATTCCGAGCTTTTGTATATTGTCGTAGTAACTTTCACGAATCAATTTGATAGGTTGTAATACGTTAGCGTAAAATCCATTATTGTAATGAATTAAAAATTGTGCAGTTAAGTTAGTAAAGAAAGAACTTACTGCTGGTACATATGTATGTTCATATTGATTTAAAATAGTACCACCTACTTTACCATATAACACTTCATCAAAAATAGATTTGGTTTTATAATTAAAGACAATGTCTTTTTGAGCATATTGTATAGCGCTTGAATCACCCCAGTTAATGTCCAACGTAAGTGCAGAATTAGTTGCTTCTGATACCCCGGTTAAAACAAAATTTATTGTAGGGGATCCTTTAAACAATATTTCCTCCTTAAACACATCTGTGTTTTCAGTTATAGAGGAGAGATTAATAAAAATTGTACTCATCATATGGTAAAGGTGAAGTGTCTAGAATCTCTAGTAAATGATCCATTACTTGCTGAAATAAAGCTAAAGTTTGTAGTATCACCAAATGTAGAAGTTCTGGTAATATTATTTAATGGTTCATATCTATTTGAATCCACAACGATAAGCTTATTATCCGACATCTTAAACGAAGCATCCACTAAGTGTGTAAAGTCGTTTTTATCACACACCATATACGTTAGTTTAAATATATCATTTAACTTATTATAAGTTAGATTAGGAGTATGTACAGAATCTGGCGTATAATTACGCGAAGAAAGAGATTCTATATTCAATTCAAAAGCGCTCAATGTTATATCATCTATACCGGTAGGATATAGCTTAGATGTTGAATTTTGCTGAATATCATACTCGTAGATTTCTGGATATACTGCTTTATAATTATCCGCTAGTGGTGCGCATGTATCATTAATATTATCCTTAAAGCGTGCAAAATACACCTTACCAGTTTTTTCATTATAAAACCTATTTGTAAACACCTCAACCATATTAGCACTATTAACCGAAAATGTAGTATTAATAGTTGATGGCTTAGTAAAGGCACCATCTTTATATGAAATTTTGTCAATAATAAGGGTTGACCTTGTTTCGAGGAATATGGTGTTTTGTATAATATCAAAATCTAGCAGCTCGTAATTAATTTGATTTTGAATTGAAGGAGCGTATTTCGTAATAGTTTTATTAAGTGCAGATGATAGCAACTCAGAAGTAGAGTATGTACCATTCTTAACGTAAAGACTACCTATTAATGTTTGCTGTTCTTCTTTGGTAAGTGTTGTATTTGACGACGTTAGGCTGGATATAACAGTTGAACCTCTTGAATCAATGCTATCCAAATAACGGTAGTTGTCTGAGTATATAAAATCATTAGGCAATACCACCTCATCAGTAAAGTACCCCCCTTCGTAGCGCTTATACTGACCACCAGCAGAGAGATAATACCTTACATCTGTAGCAAAAGTAAGTTCAGCGTTTTCAGCAATAATATTAAAGTCAGCTTCTGTTGTAATATCAGATAAAGGTGTTTGTTCTGTTTGAATATCAACAGGTGTAGGGAATGTACCTTCAACTAAAACTGTATAGTAATAATTTGTAGATGCAGGATATCCAGGTCCTAGTCCTGTAAGTGGGTTTGGAAGTTCACTACTATCTAAAAAGGTAAATGCACCACCATCTCGCCAGTATGGTAATAAGTTTCTGGTGTCTTGAAGGAGCTCTTGATACGGATAAAACTCTCTCATATATAAAGTAAGAGGGGTATCTAGAGCAGTTAAGCCGTTAGTATATGTGCTAATCCCTGACCTAATTGCTGTACCGTTACTCCCAGTTAAGGAATAGTTAAAGTTATAACCATCAACCTCGTCAAAAAACACATGACCATTTAAAAGTAGATTTTTAATATTTGAAGATGCACTTTCGTCAATAGGTTTTAAAGGTTCTGCTTTAAATAATGCATATTCATTACCGTAAATATCAGTTTGATATTTCGATACTAGTCCTTGATTGTATAAGTCTGTAAAGTTTAGTTTATAGCTAATATCATTACGCTCTACTAACTGCGAATCATTACGCTCTTTAGTAGTGTAAGATTCGTAAGTTGTAGATTTGTTCGTAACTCTAGGATCGCCTGTTGCAAAACCACTTGATACGTTTCTTGTATTAAATCTATAATCAAACTTATAATAAACTGGGTAATTATCCGTAGGGTTTGTAGAGACGTTTCCAAACTTAGCTGGATCTGGGAAAATGTATACCTCATCCGACACTATAACATTAGTATCTATTGTATATGTGTAATCTTCAGCATGCAATTTAAATAAACCAATATCATCAGGTTTAAAATTAAGACCCGTATCTCTGAGTAGTTGGATCTCATTACTTTCTACTGTAGCTGTATTAGCAGCTTGTAAATTGAGAGCATTAGCAGCTGGAGTATCTGCTCTAACAAAAATACCTGATGTAGCAGGGCTAGTTGTAGTGTCAATATAATAGATATCTGTACCTAGATACTTTGAAATCAAAGCTCGTTTTAAAGAATATAATTCAGATACTGATAATCCACCTTTTCTAAATTGATTAGCTAGCTGTACTAAATCATTATCAGGATTACAAATAGCATCAAACTCATTCGGTGTTAATGCTTTGGGATTAATTTTAAACGCCCGTAAATTAGTTAAAAAATTATTATCACCAGAAATAGCATCAATTCCCGCTGGGTCTAAAAAGTATTTTGCTTCAATTTCATTTCTATTATCTGCTTCATTAATAAAGGTAGGTACATCAAAGTAATCACCATAAACATCAACAAATTCTTCAACTTCTATTCCTAAATCTTTAATTGCTTCGAAAACTGTCAAATTTTCAGTATTTAGAGAATCTTCAGTATTAAAAATAAAATTATAAATATTGTCAAAAATAGCTTTTTCTAAGCCAACCGAACTACCTTTGAGTTTGTTTCTATCGATTACATACTTACCCTCGTCACGCTTTTTCTTATAGAATAAAGCAATATCTTTAAGCCGGTTCGCGAAAAAGGGGATAGCCACATCCAAATCAGCAGGATCATTGAAATTTATTTTTTCTAAGAAACGCTTTTCAGTTTCAGTTGTGTAGTTAATAACTACCTCTCTAATAAACTGTCTATAATAATCTTTAAATTGTATTTGCTGTTCTTCTTCGGATGTATCTTGATTAGAATACCAGTCTTGAAGATATTGACTATAAAATGAGCTATATTCGTCTGGCGAATAATCAGCTTGAGTATTAGTGATAAAGTCTAAAAACGAAAACGGTGCAATAGTATCTCTATACACGCCATCTGTAATATCAGGGTTAGTGATAGAATACTTAACTAGAACTGTTCTTATAGATTGGTCAGACATAATTATTAATCTTCAAAAAGTTTGAGGCCTTCGTATAACGATTGCGAGAAGATGTTTGACATAGTACCATCATTCTTCGACCAATCATTATAGGATGTAAGGCTATATGAAATAGTGTTGTTAGGATCCTTAAAATCAATTATAGAGTTTTCAATATCAGTAGTTACATCCTTCTGATAGTAAAAATTATATATATCGAAAATATCTCGCCCTCCGCCAGATAAAAGCGGCCACCCCCAGGTAGCATTATAATCACCTAATCTATAGAATTGTGAGCTTGACGAGAGTGGTTGAGTTAAAAGATCATCCCCACCTTCAGTAAGAACTTCGCATTGCCCGAATTGTTCAAGTGTGATTGGGGTAGGGGTACCGCTATTAAGTTCTTCTGAGGTGGCAGACACTAGCTGACCTGTTGATGTACCATATACAAACCCATTTGTAATAGTAATAGTAGGTGTGGTTCTAGCACTAAGAGGGAGAGTAGTATTTAACGTCGTAAATTTACCACTATAATTTTCAGAAGCTACTAATGGCTGTCCAGCAACAATAATACTACTTGCATCTAGTTTATCACCCAGATTAAAGCCATAAAACTCATTATCTCGATAACCATAAGACTGATAGTGTGTTTGATTCCTATTACGCCGACCAAATAATTGAGATTTACTAATAGATAATAAATCAATAAGCCTATTAAGTTTAGGTGGGAAAGAATATTTATTTAACTCAGGTAAGCTAAGCATTTGTAAAATGCCATCAAGCTCATCAACGTTACTTTCATCAATGGATGTATTATTATCGAAAAAGTTTTGTATCTTTTCATAAGTTGCTTTACCAATAGAATCTTGTGTAGAGCTCAAATCCCCAAAAATCGATCCAATAAAATCACTCATCAGAACCTTTGCATCAGTAAACAATGGTTGTTCTGCAATATCCTTAAATGCTGCTTTGAAATCTATATTTTCTCCTTTCTTAGAAACTGTATAAAAGCTACTTGGATAAATAGTGAATGTACTACTAGCACCAGATATAAAATTACCAGAATACGTCGTATGACCAGAAAGATATACATCCTCTAAGGTATTAGAATTATTACTTACAAAATACCCTTTATAAAAACCACCAGTATCTAGAGTTGATAGATCTAAGAAATTAGAAGATATATCAATATCGTAATTAGTTGTACCATTTGTTAAAACAAGATTTAACTCAGGACCACTTCCTGCACTTAATAGTGGCATATTCTTTTGAGTAAAGTTAGTGTCATCCTTTACTTTGGTTACAAATGCAATTTTCGTTGTAGCAAATTTTGTGGCGCCAATATTAAAAGTTGTAAATGAATTGTTAGGACCTTCCCCATCTAACCCGTTGGATGAAAATGAAAGCTTGTCATACGTGTTATTAGAAATTGCAGTGGAAGATACGCCATAGTTGGTCGTATTACTATATTCAAAAATATCTCCCTGCTTATAGCCAAATATAAGATTATATCTACCCGGATAATCACTCTTAAAATAAACATCAGCCGTACCTGTTAAGCCTGCATAAAAAGCATCAGGATCTGTTTTCGTAGTTTGTAGAATCTCAGTGCTGCTTAGTTTAATATAGATGGGTGTATCATCAGTAATAACACTATTAACTTCAATGTTCTCAACAACCCCACCTGATGTTAGTTTTTGTACAAAAGATGAATATGGCTTTAAATGACCGTAAGTTTCATTAGAGTAACCATTTCGAAAGTAATCGTTATCAGTACCAGCAGAAGAATATGCTACTATTGACGGAATACCAGTCTCAAGAGATCTATATGAATTATACCTATCAATAGTAATTGGATTTTCTAGCTGACCAGTATCTGCAGATAATGTAGAGGATAAAGAGTTACTAACGCTAATATTGAGAGTATCTTCAATATAATCTTTAATATCTACCTTTGAAGAGTATGTATCAAAATAACCAGTACCTGTCCTATCATATAGATAGCATGTTACTTTATACTGACCTGGCTTGTCATATGCGTGAGATGCAGTAACACTCTCTACTGTGGTACCGTCACCAAAATTCCATACAAGTCGCTTGTTAGAAACAAAATCTTCTATACCATCATTTAAATTAGGTGTAAAATGTAGGGGGGTAAAGGGAAGTGCAAAGGTCTCGTAGGTCTCTATATTTCTATAATCTCGCACATAGAAAAAATTGTATAGCAAATCGAATTCACCAGATGAATCGAGTTGTAGAGAACTTAACGACATATAACATATTTAATCCTACAATCGTCGTATAGCAATCTTATTCGTGATATTTTGAGGATCGTAGAAATATGCAAATTGAAAGTCTTCTAATTGATAATTTAGAGATTGTAGAACATTATCTTCTTCTTTATAATCTGGATTCCATATAATAAAGTTTAAATTTGGAACTTCAGTATCACCGTTAATTGTATGAAGATCTGTAACACCGGGGATATTAATAATATCCCGTGTAAGATCAGCTACATCGATTATATCACCTAGCTGAACAGCTGCAAAATAATTATTAATTATGTTAAATATTGCTGATCTAACAGCACCATCGTTAGTGGCTTGATTTTTGTCTAGAGTAACGCGAAGCTGTGTATTATTAACCGTGTCATCTACTGAGTTATCATCTACATTAGCTGCACCGAGTGCAAATGCTTTAAATATTGGATCTGAAACTACAACATTCTGTGTAACGTCTTTTTTATTCTCACAAAATTCTGCAATAAGTTGTTTTTGAGCTGAATTTAAATAATTTGGTGTGCGACCGTTTAAAGTAGGATTATTAGTCGGTACTGTATAAACATAAACATTATTAAATGATGTTGATGCAGAGAATAAAACCTGCGAAAACAGCACTCTTGAGTCATCATTACCAGGAATAAAGGCTATGTCATTATAATATGACAACACTTTTGATGTATAATCATTATTAGATAGTATTTTTACATCTCGAGTAAGATTATTAAAGTTTCTATTAATTTGATACTCGTAATCGTCTTTGGTTACTAGGCGATTTTGTGCTGCAAATACTTTCGGAGCATTACGTCTTATATCTGCAACAGTTTCAGCTAATTTTGTCGGGGATGAAGCAAATCGATTATTAATCGTTAAATTACCTAACTGTGATGGTGCAATTAATGTTTGATTAGTATCGTAAATTGCTGTTTTAACACCGCTAAAATTAGGAGAACCATATAGCGTAAAAGAAGCATTATTGAAGGTGTTAGGACCAATTATTCCAGATTCATTATCTGATACAACGTAAAATATCAAAACTGTGTCATTGGTTGCTAATTGCTTACCGTTTATATTATTACCAAATTTGAATTCATAGTTTCCACTACCGTTTAAACGCTTTTCATATTTCCTAGCTTCCATACCTTCCAAAAAGAGCGAAGAAGTTTCTTTATACTCTGTCCATTCTCTAGTGGTATCATTTTGTACAAAAACGCTAAAGGCATTATCACTAATAAACTTAGTATTACGAACATTTGACGTACTTTGTCTCAATTGCTTAGAGGTGAAAGAATCAATTAAGATAATATTTTCATACGGTTCACCAGTAGCTTTAAAGGTTGTTTCAGATAATAGCCCTTGATATAAAGTATTATTAGACGTTGCAACAGCTTCTAAAGTATTGTCTACTGTCTTTTCAAAAGTAATATCTTCTGTAGCTACATATGTTTCTCCATTAGCTGCTACTGAGCTAAATCGTGGAACGGTATATACATTTGAAGCTAAATCTGCAGCTGATAAAGATATATTAACCAATGATGTCTGATCACCGAGAGGATTGTACCCAATTGTGGATACAAGCTTGTTCATATTCTCATAAATTGTAGCTGTATTAAATGTAGATTCATTAGATGTAGTGTTAAGCTGGAAAAGCAAAACATGATACATATATGCTACAACATCAATAAACGCACTAAAGTTCGAACCTTCAAAATTTTGATCTGTAAATGTTTCATTTTCGTTAAGCCTATCAATAATTAATGTCTTAAGAGAATTAGCATCAAAAGTGAGATAAGCATTCTTTGGAAGGCTATAGTCTGTAAAATCTTGAAGGCTCATTGTATATATTTAATCTAGTGGCATTGTTATACAACAACGTAGCCATCTTTATTGAGTGTAGCGTTTAACGATAAATTATTGATATCGAGTTGTGGTATACTAAAACCAATTTCAATATCATATTGGTTTTGATCGGGTGAACCTTTAATCTTAACCATATTTAGAGTAATTCGAGGCTCTTGCACACCTAAATTTAAATAGATAAACTGACTTAGGAAATATGATGTCGTTGTATTAATAGGTTCGAATAGATAGCTTCTAAAGTCTAACCCAAGAAGTGGGTTAAGTAATTTTTGACCTGGTGTTGTAGTTAAAATATTTTTAACCGAGTTAACAACAGCTTGACCATCTTGTATCTCTGCAAGATCTTTTGGCCCGGCTTGAGAATATAGCTCAGGTTTTACATAACGACTAAAATCTAAATCAAACTTTATATCTTTATAGAGATAGCCATCCTGTAAGGATTTTTGCTCGATTGAGGATCTTTTTAAATTATCTAATCTTACCGACATAAATTTGTATAAATATTTATCTAAAAGACTAAATAATAGTATGGCTAAAGACAAAAAATTTCTCCATCTATTTGAGTATTACATGGCAAAATACCCTGCACGTGGTATCCAGAGCGGATTTCAGCAGAATGACGTGTTCAAGTTCAATGATAATTTTAAAAGTGATGAAGTTTACAAAAGTATCCCAACTAACGTAAAAGAAATTATTGATGATTTTATTGATACAGGTCTACATCTTCGTGTAAGAGGTATTAGCCCTGAAGGTGATAAATTAACATTATCTGTTGATCATGGCGGTGGTCGGTATGTTGGAACTGTTGATGTACCTTGCCATCTAGGTGAACCTGTTGATTTCGGTATTAACTTACCGTCTACATGCGATGCACAAAAGCGGAAAGATGACGTTAATATTACTCCAAAGGAAGTTGAGCAAGATGAAGAGAATCTATCTAATAAAACTGATAAAGGAGATGGTAAACTTACAGAGACGGAGCTTACACTTAAGAAAGAGAGCTATACTCAACAGTACATCTAATGGCATATACGATAGTTGACACAACTAACCTACCTACTTCTGCTTCTCAACTAGATGGTAATGGTGTATTAACAGTATATCCAGCATTTGAGATATTAGATACAGAAAATAACTGGGTGATGAGCACTAATACAAAAGAAGATGCACAAGCCTGGATAGATCAACAATAATGCCTAAAGAAGATAAATGGTGCCCAGAATGTGGTTGCTTCAGTGATGCTAAGAGGTTTACTGCCTTTAGATGTGGACATTGTACTAAAGAAAAAGGTTCCGCGTTAAAGGCCTTACCCAAGTTCTTAGTTGAGTATTATAAGAATAAGAAAGAAGCCGAAAAAGCTAATATATCTACTAAGAAAATCCCCAAAAAGCGATGACAGAGCAGTTTGACGAAGGTTATAAGGAAATACTAATGGGGCTGTTGTCTTTAGGTGCAACCGCTTATGAAACTGATTATATTCTTAAAGCTCTGAAAGAGAGGCCAGAGCCTATAGAACAAAAAATAGATGCTGTTGAAAAGGCTGATGAGTTAATATCTTCACCCAAATTTGATAAGGTAGCATCAGAACTATTACAAAAACTCAAACTTGAAAAACCACCTACAGAGATTGATTCTAAACCTGAAGAAGTTCTAACTAAAGGTTCTACAAAATATATTGTTAATCGATTGACTGCTGGTGGTTTAACAAAAACTGCTGCTATAGGGGTAGTTGCAAATTTAAAAGCAGAATCTAATTTGGACCCTGCTATTAAGCAATTAGGTGGCGGTCCGGGCCGAGGACTGGCTCAATGGGAAAAGGGTGGTAGATATGATACAGATCCTATCAACTTAACTAAATTTGCTAAGAAAAAAGGTACAGATTGGAGGGATCTAGACACTCAAATAGATTTTATCTTATATGAAATGGAAAGGCATCCTGAATATAAAGAAGTAAAACAAATGTTAAATCAAACAGATAATGTTAAAGATGCTACTATGATTTTCTTAAAGCGGTATGAAAAGGCTGGTACACCGCACACCCAAAAGCGTTTGAAATATGCTACAGAACTAGAGGATATTATATAGTTTATGTATAAATATACATATGGTTAAATTTATTATTCTATATTTAGCTTTTACTGTAAGTATATTTTCTGCTGAAGTAAATCATAGTTTAAGAATCGATGAAATTATTTCAGCAGATCTAAAGCATAAAAAATTATCAATGCCTAAGAAATCATCTGATGATGTATTTGTTAGAAGAGCTTTCCTTGATATTGTTGGAAGAATACCAACATATGAAGAAAGTATTGAGTTTAAAAAATATAATGATAGATCAGAATTAGTTGAGTATCTGATTAACTCACAAGGTTATAATGAGTCAATGTTTAACTTCTATGCAGATAATCTAAGATTAAAGAAAAGACTCAATGGTAATGTATCTGGAGAGACATATATTACATGGGTTAGAGAGCAAATTAAGAATAATACTCCTTATAATAAATTAGTTAAAGATATTTTAACAGCTCAAGGTACTATATATACTAACCCTGCGGTTGGATACTTTTTAAGAGATGAGGGTATGTTACTTGATAATGTATCTAACACGTTTCAAGCATTCGCTGGTATGGATGTATCTTGTGCACAATGTCATGATCATCCATTTGATGATTGGTCACAGATGGAATATTATGAAATGAGTGCTTTCTTCACTACTGTTAATACAAGGAGCGATAAAGGACAACGTAAAGAATATCAAAGGCTGCGCAAGGAAGCTGAAGCAACTGATAAAGCCAAAGAAACAAAAGGAGCTCTAAATGAAATAGGTCAATTTTGGCAACAGGGAGGTTATCGTAATAATGTAGGTAGTGATCTTAAAAAGGTACTAGCTCTACCTCATGATTACAAATACAGGGATGGTGATCCAGGAGAAGTTATAAAGGCTGTCACACCAGTAGGTGATAAAGTTAGAGAGACTCGTAAGAGAAATAAACTACAACCTAGCTTCGCGCAATGGATGGTAAGTGAAGATCATCCTACCTTCACTGCTAATATTGTCAATAGACTTTGGAATAAAGCCTTCGGTTTCCCTTTAATTGATAATCTTAATAATATAGCAGAGTATGATGAGTTAAGAGAGAGTCGTAATGATAAGCTATTATCGTATCTTATTTATATTATGAAAGAGGTTAAGTATGACCTTAAAAAGTTTAATTCAATCTTATACAATACAAAGTTCTATGGATGTGAAACAGATCCAAAAGATAACTTTCAAGGACCAATTATGAGACGAATGACTGCTGCTCAACTTTGGGATAGTTTAATTACACTATATACAGGAGATATAGATAAATGGCAACCAGAAAATAGAATAGAAACGTTTCGTTATATGTTCCCTGATTTGACTACATTGAACTCTACACAAGCATTAAAAATATACAAGGACTTCAAAAGAATAGAAAAAGAGTATTATAAAGGAGCTCCTAAAGCAGGTAAAGTTTTCGCTATTAGATCATCTCATATTTTTGATGGTAGAGCTCGAAACTTTATGTTAGAGTTTGGTGGATCTGACAGAGAGCTAATCGAGAATGGAAATCAAGAAGCTAATATTATGCAGATCTTAACTCTTATGAACTCTGGAATGACTAGTGAGCTTATGTCTGTTAAAGGACGTATTGGTAAGAAACTTTTAGATCTAAATAGAAAGGAAGCAGTAGATTACGTCTTTCGTTCTTATATTGGTAGATCACCGACTAACGAAGAACAACAAGCATTCAAAGGAGTTGGATTCTCTGATATTGTTTGGGTGCTTATAAATTCACATGAATTTAAACTTATAATATAATATGGAAAGAAGAACATTTATACAAGCATTGGCAGCTAGTACATATGGAGTTAAAGCATATGCAGATACTCCAGTAGCTGATAACGTAAAAGCTAAGAACATTATTTACATCTACCTGGATGGTGGTATGAGTCATATCGATACTTTCGACCCAAAAGATGATAAAGAGGTAATGGGTGATACTGAAAAGATTATTACGAGAGGTGATTTTCAGATAGGACATAGGCTTCCTAAAGTCGCAGAAGTAATGAACAAGGCCGTGGTAATACGCTCAACAACGTCTAAGACAGGAGCTCATCAACAAGCTCAGTACCTCAGCAGAACGTCATATAAACAACTTGGTACCATTACACACCCATCGCTAGGTTCATGGGTATCTCATATATCTGATAGAGATAAGGCTATTCCTGATTTTGTGCTCGTTAATGGTATAAGCACTCATCCGGGATCCGGCTTTTTGCCTAAGAACCAATCACCATTACCTATTGTAGATCCTAAAGATGGTCTTAAGAACTCTAAGGTTGATGATAAGCTTCAAGAAAGAATGGCTTTACTTAAAGTCATTAATAAAAAAATTAACGCACCCATTGCTGATACTTATAATGAGTTCTACGATGATACAGTTCGTTTTCTTAAATCTAAAGACTTAGAGTTGTTTGATATTAGTAAAGAACCATCTGCAAAAAGAGAGCGTTATGGTACTTCTCGGTTAGGTCAAGGGTTACTTCTTGCTAAGAGATTAGTTAAAGGTGATATTAAGTTTATTGAAGTATCGTCTGGTGGTTGGGATACTCATACAGACAACTTTGCAAAGCTTGATGATCGAGTTAAAGAGCTTGATGATGGTGTTAGTGCTCTTGTACAAGATCTTGAAAGCGAAGGTCTATTAGACTCTACGCTGATTGTTATTGCTACAGAGTTTGGACGTACACCTAAAATAAACGTCAACACCGGGAGAGATCATTACCCTAAGGCATACTCAACAGTTCTTATTGGTGCAGGTGTCAAAGGTGGAATGGTATATGGTGAGACTGATGAGACAGCTTCGAAGGTTATAACAGGTGCTGTAACGATATCAGACATTAATGCTACTGTTGCCCATTTAGCTGGGTTAGATGTTGCTAAGGAATATTCATCACCATCAGGGCGCCCATTCGAATTAGCTGATAAAGGAAAGGTTATTAAAGATGTTTTGGGGTAGTAAATTTTTGAAATACTGGCTCAAACTGCTAAGAGATATAAATAAGGGTATGAGCTCAAAGCCTGTAACCCCATCTCCAACTGTAGCGGTATCACCTACCGTTCAAGCGGTATCACCCACTGCCCCTTCTGCTACCCCACTTGCGCCAAGCCCAAGTGCATCTATTTCACCTCCAGATACAAGTCAGCCAAATTCCATTCCTCTTCATTGTGCTAAACAAATTGATGACTTGTTAAATGAGTCTATGAGTATGGAGGTTAACGGAAAGGTCTTCTCTTCTCAGGATCATGCAAATTCTACCTATGTTAGAAACCCAGATTTATGGTGCGAGGACTTAGACCTTACATGTTTATCTCCTTGGAATAATAGTGGTGGTCACAAAAAAGCAGGAACACTAGTAACTCCGAGACATGTTATAGGGGCTGCGCACTATGAGTATTCTGTCGGGGCTGTAGTTAGGTTTGTAGAGAAGAACGGTACTGTGCATGACCGCACAGTAAAGGGAAAAGCTAGACATCCTAACTATAAACCTCACTACCCAGACTTAACAATTTATACTTTAGACAGTGACCTTCCATCCTCGATAACACCCTGCTCTGTAATGCCTAGTGATTACAGTAAGCACTTTGATAATATATATAAGAGCAAGATACCTTGTATTGGATTTGACCAAGAGGAAAAAGCTCTTATTATAGATTGGGCTAACG